TCCAGGATTTTTACCATTAATTGCGTGTGAGTTCTGAACTCCACCTAATACAGGATAAAACGCAGTTAAAGTATTCCAAAGATTATTAGAAAATAATGATGTGAACATCGTTATTGTTGCCGCAGACATAGGTGATGTTACAGTTCCACCAGCAGCAACAACTGCTGCTAAATAAGTATTTGCTTGAGCAACTCCTGGTATAGGAGGTGTTGATGATGGTGTAGGAGTTACGGTTGGTGTCGTAGTTTTAGTTGGAGTATTAGTTGGTGTCTGTGTTGGTGTGCCTGTCTGTGTTACAGTTACACTTGGAGTTGGAGTGTTTGTATTTGTTGGTGTAACACTCGGAGTTTGAGTATTAGTTGGAGTAGGACTTGGAGTAATATCAGGAGCAGATGTTTGTTCAGGAACATTCATTACCACTTGCCACACATTACCCTTATGTAGTTTTTCACCCAAAGGTTTCATTAACTCTTCAATAGATTGATTGATTGGTTGTCTTTTAGCAGGACTACCAGGTCTCCAATTTTTACCTCCCCATTTAATCATATAATACTTTTTTTTGGCTAATAAAAGGGGAGCATTTAACTCCCCCTTTAAGTTTAATTATTAAGATTGGAATGTAAAACCACCCGCAGTGAATACCGCTGCGATAGTAGTAGTTACATCTACTTCTCTAATTGATGTAGGTTCACCACCAGAAATAGTAAGAGCAGATGCTCCATTTAAATCTGTGTAAGCCATACCAGTTTGTAATGAACTAGCAGAAACAATTCCTCCATTATCAAGGAACACTAACCAGTAACGGTTGTTGTTGTCTTCTACAAGAGCATATACTTCGTTTTGTGAAACTAAATCCACCACAACATCTCGTAATGTTGTGTCTAATTTCGGTAAGTTCAGAACCAGTTCAGGTTGGAATGTTACCGACTGTGATGTAGTATTTACACCCAAGTTTTCTGTTAATGAAGCAGATTGCTTTGGTAATTGGAATTGAAACCAAGTTCCAGTTCCACCAATAGCAGTTACCATTCCATTTGATGTAGTATAACCAGTGATTTCACTTCCAACTCCTCCCAAGAACCAAGCAGTTTTTAAACCACCTGTTGAACTTGTTCTACAATCTAAAGTGTATCCGGTTTGAATATAACAAGATGCCATAATATATTTTTATTTTAATTTTATTTTTTTATGTGCCTTACGACACTATTGATTACTTACAAAGACAGAAAGATGCCACATCAAAAATACCTAAACCATAAGTAACATGCGCTTGAATTTTAACGATGTCTTCAAATGGGTCATAGATAGATTTAACGGTCATAATTTCGCTGTTCATACCAACCATATAATAGCCAGCAGGTCCAGCATAATATGCTGAAACACCATCAAGACCAACTGTAGGAATTACTCTTACATTTGAACCTGGTAACATTAATGACCATTCTTCACCACTAGTAGAACCAGCACTATCTAATGTAAATAAATTCACGAATGAACTATTTCTCATAGAAGCAACAAGTGCTCTGTAGTTAGCGTAAGAACAGAAGATAACTAAATCGTCTCTGTGTAATACATTCGCAGGAATGTTTTGGTAGATAGCAGAAAATACATCTAAACCGTTTGATGCTGTAGAAGCAGTGTAAGCGATTTGAGTAGCACCATTACCTGATGTAACTAATTGACCAACACCAGCGAAACAAGCCGAACCATAAGTTCCACCAGTTGTAGTTGTGTTTTGCCATAATTGTTTTTCTACTTGATTAGCAATTCTATTAGAAATATCTGTTAAAATTACCTCTTCAAATGGAACATTTTCTTGAAAGTTAGCATTAGTTAATGACTGACTCAAGTATGTATCGTAGAGACTATAAGGACATAATTGTTGATTCACTTTTTTATTACATAAGTCAACGGTAACCAAGTTCTGAACTGTATCACCTGTTGGGTCAAATCCACAAGATAAATCCTGTAAGATAACATCGTTTGTTACAAAACCTACTTTTTCAGTTGTTCCTTTTAAGTTAGGTCTGATTGTAGCATATTTAGGTAATGTTAATCCTAAAATTGCCTTGATTAACATATCCGAACCATATGAGTTATATGTAGGAAGGTTTGTTAAATCGTAATTGAATGAAAACTTTTTCTTTTCCATAATGTTTATTAATTTTTGTTTTTTTTATTGTTTATTTTCTTAATGATTTAATAAGTTCTAACTTATAATCTTCAAAAGTTTCAGTCATAGTTTTCTTTTCAATTACAGAAAACTTTTCTGGTGATTTCTTAAAACTATTGAAATCATTTTTTAGTGCTAATAAATCAGCACTCATTTTTCCTTTCATTGATTCCATTTCCGATTTCATTTTCGTCATTTCCTCAATCATTGGACCTAGTAATCCTAATAATCTGTCTAGTCCATCGTTTTCACTTTCAACTCCTGATGCTGGCTCTTCAGTAATTCCTGATTCAGGACTACCTACTTCTGCCATTTCTTCAGCACTTGATTCAACAGCATCTTCTGCGATGGTGTCACCTGATTCAATTGCGATAATCACTGATTCAGCATCAACGGTTACCTTAAGATTTTCACGAGTTATATGCGAACCAGCGGGTGCCGGTGTAAGTGTTGATTCACCTACAACATACAATACTTGACCAATTTTCAAATCTTCGTCTAGGTTATTAGTTACTTCAGTTCCATCTTCTAATTTTGTTGTATAGAATTTTTCAGCCTTGAATGTAAATTTTAACAATTCTGCGATTTTATCAATTGCTTGTTTTGCGTTCATAATTTAAATTATTTAAATTTATTGTTTATGTATAATAAATATACTTTTGTTTTGTTGTGATATAAAAACACAACTATTTTACTTGGTTCAATATGTTAATAATATCATCAAGTATAATGTCTTCTTGTGTAAAATCTTGTTTGTAGAACTTTAATAAGAACTCACCCTCCACACTGGCACCTTTAACTTTTCCTGACTTAATATAATCATTCCAAATCATATCACCTTCTTCTGTATCTAATATCTTATAACCACCAATCCAAGAACCAAATGGAACTTGTTGTTCTGTAAATCCTAATTGATATACTTTGTCCATTGGACCAGTAACAATCCACGATTCAACCATAACAATATCGTTAAACTTTTGGTCACTATGTTCAAGGTTTGAGGCTCTTAACCTACCCTCAATCATAAACTTATTTCTAATCTTTTCAATTACTTCTGGTTTAAATCTTACGAAATATGTTTCATCATTTTCAATTCTTGGAATAAGAATGTTTGGTAACATAAGTGGAGTATAAATCATTCGTTGTTCATCGTCTGCCTTAAACATTTGTTTAGACATATTCTGTTGGGATACGATATAAGCAACCTCTGATTTTCTTTTTGTTTCTGGTGAGTAGTATCCATTATTCGGCATTGACTTTGGTGGCATACCTGCCTTACCTTCTGCGAACCCTTCATCTGATTTTGATTTGTTTTGGAATAAGTATTTCTTCCAAGCGTGAACACAATTTGGTCCTCCCTTGTATAACCACTTTGAGTATGCTTGACCTTCGTGTCCAAACTCTACATTTGTATCCCTCAATAAATCAATTTCTAATCTACGAAAGTATCTGTTTTCTATTGATGAACAGAATTCTCTATCAGGTGCTCCTGATAATACTCGTTCATACTTGAAATATATTGTTGGTGACTTGTGATTTCTTTTGTAGATTTCTTGTTCGGTTGCTCCACGCATTGAACCAACAATTGCCTCAAACTTTTCATAATCTGTATCAGATAAAAACTTTAACATCTTTACCGTTTCAAGTTCCTCTAAAGAATATTCTTGTAATGAAAACTCTTCTTTTCTAATTTGTTTTAACTTTCTACTTGCCCATTCAACACCGGCATCACCACCCCAACCTAACCAAGCAACATAACCCTTATCTTTCCAAGGCGTTCCTTTGTATTCTTCAGCGATGGTTGAGTTCTTCCTGTGTCTTTCAAACGC